CACCCTCTGCAGCCATTCCAACACCCACGCCGGTTGCAAGACGTGTAGCTGCTTCAGGGTTTGTTCTAGCAACAGTCAACATTGCATACGTCTGGTAGAAGCCAAGTCCGATGGATGCTACAAAGAGTCCGAGAAATCCTACAAGTATTAGACTTCCGGTATTATCACCCATTACATATGACGGCGACGAGTTTTGCGCCGAAGGTCTCCGTCGTGCTTCGGATTTCCATCGAGGAACGAATAGACCCGAGCCATAGCCCACTGCTCCTTGCTGAGCTTCTTGGAATACGGAGCTTTGACACCCTTTCGAAACGTACCCTTCATCCGCACGGAGGTGGGGTTGGTTTTGTATGCACCGATACCGCGATCATAGACCTGTTGGAGAATCGGGCGAGATACTTTGGACACTTTGGATAACTCTCCAAGCGAATATCCATGCTCAGCAAGGTGGTGTTTGCGAAAGAACCGCAGACGGTGCGTGTTCCGTGCGGTTTTGGCGCCACCTTTGGGCTTGGGTTCTAGAAACTCGAGCAGTTGAAACCGTTGATTTTCCAAACGACCCTTTTCAGCGGCAACAATAGCTGCAAGGTGTTCTGGTCTACGCACACGTTCAGGAAGCTCAGCTGCTGCATTCTCCACTTCGAACTCGTTCAAGAGTCCTTCGATATCTGCGACATTACCATCGTTGCCCAACACCCCGCGCCGATATGCATCGAATTCGGGTCCGATCACCTCGCGCGCTCTCTTCATCACATCTACCGCTGGACGGGGAACGAGAAGGGAGGTTTTCATAGCCGCAGTCGGACCCCGGTTTATCACATAGAATTGATACGGGAGAGCGGGCGAACTTGGAGAGTATCCCCATTTCTCGTAGATTGACGCAACCACTGCGTTTACGGGATACAGATAGATGAAGTTGTAATTCTCTCTCGTAGCAGCAGCCACAAGTGCATCGTGTAGCCGTGTGCCCACGCCACCGTAGAGTGCATCCCGAATTCGACGAGTGCTGATTTCTACGAGATAGATATACTTCCTAGAGTCGGTTTGCTTTAACTTGGCGGTGAGCCAACCGCAGATTGTACCGTCCGGAGCCTGTGCGACAAAATGCCAGTCCGCTTCACCTCCGAACTTAGCTTGCCATGGAGTGATCGTCGTATCAAATGGAAAGATCGGCAGCTTACTCCGCGTGCTCGCCGCAGGCGGTCCGAGTGGTCTAGCAGGTACCGGCACTTTCTGTTGAGCTTCCGCTAAGGCGGCCAGTTTTGCGATTACGGGGTCGCCTTTTTGAAGCCATGTGACCTCACACGCCATTATTAATCCCCTATACAAATCTCGTACCCACTGATATCGTTGTAGGGTCCATTACTTATACTGACCTGATGAACTCCCATTTAAGGTAATCGCAGATCTTCGCCCAGATGTGATCGTGGGCGATCAAGCGGTCCCGTGACTTCAACAGCGGAAAGTAAACCTTGTACTCATCCAAGTCCAGCAGCTCAAAGAACTTATACAGGATGTAAGAATACGATAAGAAGTTCGTGCGGTCGTTTGGGCAGTAGAGCAGAAACGGCGCTTGGATCTCCTGGAACATGGCGCGTATCTTCTCCTCAATCTCGGGCGTAATGGTGGGTGGCGGATTGCCGTTCAAACGCGACAGAATATGGGCCGCATGTTCGTAATACTTCGATCTCCCCAGCTTCTTCAGAATCTCGCGAATCTCCTTCTCCGTCAGATCAGCAATATTGTTGATACGACGTTTACGGATCTCCAGCACTACCTCGTTCATCACCTCATCGGGAATCATGGTCGACTCCTTCGCCTGAAACTGGTTCAGGATCTCATTGAGGTGGTTAATCTTCTTATACGCATAGTTGTTGCGCTCCTTCGGCGGATCGCGAAACGAAGGAAAGTCCGACACTACCAAAGAATACTCCTCGGACCCGCACTTCGGGCAGACCAGAATGCCTTCAGAGCTAATCTCCTCACGAGCCACGTTACACCCGACACAGTGTTCGGTCATCTGCTGCGTCACCTCCGGTGCATTTCCGAGCTTCATACGCGCAACGTACTCGTCGAACATCTGCTTCTTTGACTCGATGGGTGCTGCAGCAGTAAAGAACTTCATGAACGTTGCTCCATCCTTTGGGTTCTGTGCAACTTGAGAAGACCGATTGTAATACTCCATAAGAATGTCCATGTTCTTCATGTAGTAATCCTCAACCGGGTTGGCTCTCGACATCTCCGATTCAATCTCACGAATACGCGCCTCCCATGCAGAACACATGACAGCATCGCCGATCTCGTTCGAGGAACGGAGGTTTTCTAATCGAACTCGTAGACCTTCTGCCTCCGCTTTCAGCTCCTTGGCGTGAGTCTTCGCATCCCGAAGTTCGGTCACAATGTTCTGGTGAACCGAATCAAGAGTTCCCATCGACGCTGCTTCCGTGTCCCGGGTCTTCCTCACCCTGAACACGTCCATATAGTTCGTCCTTCACCTGTTTCATGAAAGCAGAATTATCGCAGACGATCGGTCGCTGCTTACGCACAGCCGACAACAAGGTATTGAAATCGATGGCGAAGTTCTTGCAGACGAACGTCAAGACTAGGTATGCGGATCGGTTGATTCCTGCCTTGCAGTGAACAAACACGGTTCCGTTCGTCGACTGCAGAAACAGACGCATCCAATTCTCGAACTCCGGGTACCAATCCAAGATTCGCACAGCAACTGAATCGATGGCGTGAAGTTCAGCATACTGTCCTGGATGACGTTTCCTCCACCACTCTGGACAATCGTCGGCAAATGCACAATTGACCACGTGGGTAATGTTATGTTTAGCGACGAACGTCGGAGTCAACTGGTTTCCTGCCCCCAGTAAGATGCGCGGATACACCCAAGCGGGTTGGACCTGCATTACGTATCTAGGCATCAACCGAGAAAGCTTGTAATTACGATGTTAACAAAGTGTGCGAGAACAACCGAAGCGGCTCCGAGAGCTGCTGCACCCTGGTAGCTGACGACACCGTTGCCCGTATAGGCCGACGGAATATACTGCAGCATCAGGTTGCGCGGCGTCGCCAGTGACAGGACGAACGTGGCCAGAAAGAAGGCAACATACAGCTGGAGGTTGCGGAACATAAACCCCATCATCGGGAGCGTCGGCTTGAACGACGGCGCAGGCATCTGCATGGACGGAGACCCACTGGCCTCGGGGTATACAGGCGGAGCCGACTGGGGACCCTGCGGACTCGGGAGAAGAGCATCGAGAGATGTGGCGCCTTCCATTGTTTATGAGGAAGACGGGATTTCACATTCTGCATCTTCCACGCGGTAGCGGTAGCACTTTCCATCTGCCTTCACTACGCGGCCCGTCACGTCGTGAATCGGTAGACCGAGTGTCTTAACAACGCTGTATTGACGGTGAAAGATCAAGACAGTCAGCCCCAGTCCGATGATGAAAGAGAAGAAAGGTGTCCCCCGAGTCAATACATGCGTAATCGGAGGCGAGAACTTCATTACTTGTGAGATGCGAGGAGATTCATTGAGTCGGGTTCCGCAGTGCACGGGACTTCAGTCGACTCGAATCGAACACACCCTGTGTCTGTGTGGAAGATCTCATTACTTCCCGGCGTGGGAACACCTGCTGATTTCCGCGTCGGCGGGACGAACACGCATCCAATCACCAGACCCGCTAGGATTCCGATGATGACCCACTTAACTTCCAACATTGTTATTCATGTCGACAAGAGTTTGAACCAATGTAAACCAAATCAGAAACTGAAAGAGGAAGGACGTCACGGGAGTCAGTGCAGCGAACAGTGTGAAGATGAACTTGACGATCCAGCCACGCTTGACGTCCGCGCCTCCTAGCAACATCTCGAATGGCTTCCCGAGAGCAGTTCCATAGGTAAAGATCCAGTAGACAAACAGAGCAACGTATTTTCCGAGGACTCCCAGTCGGTCGTTGGTCGTTGATGTGATGTTCCCATTACCGAACTGCCCTTGGAGAAAATTCCACTGATTGTACGACCACAAGACGATCAACGCCCATAGGAGCACGAACACGAACACGAACTGACCCTTTGCCGCCGTGAGTCCAACGTCGTATAGCACGTCTCCCGGTTTCTGAACAAATTTGCCAAAGGCACTTCGTTCTCCGATATCAACCGTTTCGGTGAGCGTATAACTGACCGTGTGATACGCCCCAGACTGGTCTGTAAAGTTGATGGTCAGGCGGGGGGGATTCAGGGCAAGTGCAGCTGCATCTGCGGGTGGAGGGGCATAGACCCGATGGGTTTTACGAAGGTCTTCGTCCATCTTCTGGACAGGGAACTTGATGGCACCGTAATTCGCTCCTTGTTGGGTTGTCACGTAATCAGATACATCGATCGCTTGGCTTCCGACCACATACTCGGCGTCCAGGATCAATACAGCACCCGGCGGTGTTGCTGTGATCGCCGCCGATGCCGATGCAGCTGCGTCCCTGGACGCTGCATCTGCAGCCGCTGCGGCTCCGGCAGGGTCTGCGGCTGCTGCATTTGCTAGGTCGCTGGCCGATGCGGCTGCGTCATCCATTGTTAATTGGCGAATACGAGATTTGCAACGCCGTTCACGATGCGCAGGTAGTTGATGGCCTCAACGTAGACACCGACTGAATACGTGTAGGAAAAGATGATATTGCCGTTCGCAATTGTCTTTACAACAGATAACAGGTTCTCCTGTGGATACAGGTAGGTTCCGTCCGCATTCTTAGCCTGGGGGCTCGAAATCTCAACCGGTTTCTGGCTAAAGGCCGTAGACTTCAGGATACACACAACCGAGGTGCTCGTTGCAGCGGTAGCAGAGGGCAGAGGCTGTTGCAGGGAGAGACGCAGAACAACCTTGTTCACCATACTCGCATTCAGGGCTCCACTTGGTTGGTAGTGGTCATTGTCGAGGGCAAACGAGTACATGTAGATTCCCGGCATCGTCGATGGCTGTTCACCCTTCGTGTGCCTGTATTGCTGCAGAAGCGAGAAGTACTGGGTAGGTTTTGTTGCGAAGCGTTGGTTTCCATCCAGCAACAGGACTCCATCGGTGATGACGTCACGCGGCGAAACGGACGAAAGCTGGTACTGTCCGGACGAATACAGGAGATCTCCGGTGTTGGCAGTGTTCGCTGAAAAAGGTGCACGGTTCGGAGATGCCCAGTTTGTGTAGTTGTCCCAGTCATTGGTGAGAAGCTTGTCTGAACGCTGGGCTGCAAACACCACACGTGTAACCATATTGAACATGGGCACCTCGATATCTGAGTTGGCGCCGTATTGCCCCTCCGTTACCTTGTATGAGACTTGCTTCACGAGGAATGTCTGGTCTGCACCTGCAAGTTGGTTCATCTCCACATCTGTCAGATAAATGAAGTTACCCTCCAAGTACGGGTTCGCATAGAACGTGGTTACGGCTGGAGTGGATGAGATTCCCGCTGTTGTGGGGGCCGTCAAGAACAGTCCAATTGGTGTCTTGGGCTGGATGCGCTGACCGTATGTAGGGTTCGTCGATCCCGTGACGGATGCTGTCACTTGAATCTGGTCAGCTGTGGCTATGGTGATCGACGATGTGACTGTAAATGTGGTGGTCGAAGGCACACTTCCAACCGTATATGTGCTGTTCAATTGTCCTGCCGTTCCCGAAAGGCCCTGCAGGGTGACGCTTCCACCCACGTTCAGTCCATGCGGGGCGGATGTTGTGAATGTGATCGCTGATCCCGATGATACAACCAGGGTAACTGGGTTTGTTGCCAACGCGGGATTGACATCGATTATCGTATACAGTTGATTCAATGGGCGGAGTGTGACGTTGATGTAGGCCTCCGAGTTCTGGAGTGACACCAATGGAAGAACCATACCCGGATTCTCGCAGAACCAGAAGTGAAGAGGAATCACAAGTTGGCGACTGCGGACGGACGGTTCGGGTGTGGTGGTAAAGGGCATGGTGGCCGGAAGAGTTGTTGGTGTTACCGCATGAGGGTACTGGTTTGTGCGGTCATATGCATTTGCCGGGTCGTAGATCTCGGGAACGTTTCCTACCATCTGATTCACAACCCTGCGCTTCGCCACATCATGAGTGAAGTACGAATACATCTTCAGCCACTCTCCAGTGAGACGCTGAATCGTGACGTTGTTCAGAACAATATCAACATGGTCAATCAGGTTGTATCCAATGTTCTTGATCCACTGGAACTCATAGCCCATGGCAGTGCAGTATGGATCATACCCAGGCGGTGGCACCGTAACCTGAACCATCGGTGACCAGATGTCAGGCAGCGTGATCATCAGATACGTATCATTCAGCAGCTGAGCATACCGGTCAATGCGGCAGCTGAGCGTCCGTGTCTGATTTACGCTAAAGTCGAGATTGGACGACGTAAAGTCCATGCGAATAGACTCCATGGCAAAGTTCGTATACCTGCGATAGACAGCCCGGAAATGGGTCATCGATGGATTCCCATTTAAGAGTTGGTTTTGGGCGCCGACCTGGGTCAACTGAATGAGGCCACCCGGCATTTGTATTAACGCACATTCATTGTTTAGATTAAAGAACCAGGAAGCGTCGAGGTTCCGACCGTTCCGGTTGTTGCACAGTTGACGCAGTCGCTGACGTTCGGCCGAGTAGTCTGGCTGTATGTCGTCAGCGGTGCACCAATACCAGAGTAATTGCCATTGGACAGTGTTCCTGCGCTGTACACGCCTCCAGGGACGGAACCACCCACAAACACACCCGTCGCGCTGGTCAGGCCACCCGGAGCCAGACTGATAGTCTGAGGATACGGCACCTTGTTGTACTGTGTGGCCTTGTTGGCCAGAACAGATAGATAGGTGAAGTTATACTTGCGCTGAGCAGGAGGAGGCGTGGCTGCAAATGTAGATGCAATAATACGCCGCTTCTGGGCCGTCAGGTAATCCTGGGCAGAGTTGACCTGCATTCTATTTATACAGAACCGAGAGAATACACTCAAATGAGGTTCGTTCTAATTAGTACTCACGTTGATCAGACCACCGGGTACTCTAAGGTGGTCTCCAATCTTCTGGCTCAGGCTGCCACTCTGGCTCCGAAGGTGAAGACGTTCCACTTTGGATTCCAGCGCCACCCCGAGAAGAAGAACATTCGTAAGGTTCCCGAGGGAATCGTGGCCTACGATGCAGGTGCCAACGAGGATCCGAAGGAGGAGGGCTTTGGATTCAACAAGATCCACGAGTACTTGGAGATGGTTGGACCGGACGTGGTGATGATCTACAATGACCCCATGATCATTGCTCGGTTCATCAACTCCATGAAGTACAAGAAGGGTGAGACGCCGTACAAACTGTGGCTGTATGTGGATCAGGTGTACAAGGGTATCAATCCTCAGATGATAGACGAGCTGAATAAGGCGGCGGACAAGGTCTACTGCTTCACGGATTCGTGGGCGCAGACATATACGGAGTACGGCACGGGCATTCCTCT